TTTGTTCCATTCCATTCTACCTGCTTCAACTTCTGATCTAACCGCAGGCCAAGCAGTAAAATAGCATGAATCAGTGTCTCCGTAGATGATACTTTCACCCGTATGGTCATACTTTCCGAATATGCATTCATTGATATATGCATCCATATGTCTGGCGATGATGCGTCCAGTGAGCGTAGTACTTTGACCAATTCTCTTGTCGAAAAATCTACAACCTGGATTGAGAATCGCTCCGTAGAGACTGTTAAGGTTAATCTTTTTGACAAGTTGTCGCTTGTCCCAGAAAGCTTTGTCCTCATCTGTAGCAGCCTCTTTTTTCTTTGCTTGTAATTCTTTACGTTCCGCATACCACCTTTCTAGTAGTCCCGGTACAACAGCTTTTTGTTCATAGCTAAAGATAGTACCATTGGCCGAAACCATCCAGGGCTGGTTGCTATCAAATATCATACGCCAGATGTCAGCGGCACTCATTACATCCGATCCGCCGGCTTCCCAATCGACGGTAATTTCTGTTCCAGGTTCGGCATTCATTACGGCAGTGTATTCAAGACTACCAAACATGTTTTCCCAAGCGTCTGCAAAACTACTACCTGAGCTCATTTTGTCTTGAATATACCGATCAGTCATTATTGGCCGGAGTTGACCGATGATTGACTCTTGTGCCATGTTAAGAGCGCGGATCGCTGACGGGTAGAGGCTGTTGATGTCGATTGCGCCGATCCAGTCGTGCATGCCTTTCTTGGGGAAAGCAACATAGGCACCTGCTGCTTGTGTGTCTCCTTGGTCATCTCTTCCTTTCCTATTAGGTACAACCATACCTCGTTGATGTGCTTCGTTGATAATTGCTTGCTCGGTAACTGCTACAGCTCCCATTGTAGTGGGTAGCAACACTGTATTATCATGTGCCAGTTCATTGGCTAGATCTAAGAAACGCAGTTTCTTGTCTAGTTTGGCCACAAGCATGGTATCCTGCCTGTTGTAGTCAATAAACTTGGGAAAGTCTTTGTTGTATAGTTGATCTAGTGTGCCTTCGTATTGTGTTTTACGCTCATCTAGTTCATATTCGCCAATGGCATCCAGACTGTAGCTGTGACGTTCTTCATATGTGTACTTGCGATACAGTTGCATATAGTCCATATGCACCCGACCAATCAAATCAAAGGTCAAGTTTTCTGCGCCAAAGCGTTCAAATGTTCTTTGTTTAGGTAGTTGTCCCCATAGGCAAAATCTACGAGTATCATCTTTATTCAATACCTTGGTGGTACGCATGACCATGTACGGAATATCAAAGCCCTCTGAGTTCCAGCCGCTTAGTATGTCAGCATCATCTATTAGATCTAGAAAAGTGTTTAGTAGATCTTCTTCACGTTCAAACAAGAAACAGTTATCATATCGATCACAAATTTCTTGAGCAGTTGCCCATGAATAACTTTTTGGAGGAACCACAAGTGTTACAAGTTTATCCATCCAATCCAAATAAACACTGATTGCAGTTATCGGATTAAACGGATCTTCGGGTTTACTGAAACCTCGCTCCGGGTCAAAATCAACCTCAATGTCGAAAAACGCAGTATGTAGCTTGGGAGATTCAGACCCCAAATAGTTTTCTTCGAGACAACGGAAAACTGGATTAATATCAGATTCCCAAACACGCTTGTTGCTGTTAATACGAATCTCTTTTTGAAATTCCTTATTCGACCTGGTTGAAAACCTGCTAACAGGAGTACCGTAAACAGTACGAAATTTACCACGCGGATCGTCGAAGTAGAATATGTAGTTTGCAGGGTATTCTCGGTAAACTCGTTCACCCCGAACACGTTCCACAATGTGGATACGATCCGAGCCGCGGTCATATAGTGCGTCAACATAACTCATGTGTGTATTATATTATTTTTTAAACAAGAAATCAACCGTGTATTCGCATAACCTAGCGAAGCATAAACAACCAAATATTACTGCCCACATAAAGATGGCCATACTTACCCAATAACCAAAAATAGTTAAAGCGATCATGCAAGCATCCTTACCAACCCAATCGTATCAATGGTTGTGAGCAAAATGTAGTTAGCCAACATGCCAAAAGATTTCCTAGTCCAAGCAGCCCAAGCATACATAGCACAACCAAGAATCCAAATAGGATATAAAACGAGGAGTGGAGGCGTGGGTACCGTGAACGCCATTGTGATACTACATCCAATTGAAATAGCCCAAGCAACAAGCTCAACAACAAAACGTATACGGTTAGATGTCCAATCATCTCGTATCCAATCTATGATTCCTGATACAACATTGATCAAAGAGTCTTGCCCACAGTTTGAAGAATAGTGTTCAGTTCCTCGTGATCGGCATTTTCGTCGCCCAGTTTACTTTTGTGTGCGATCTTGATTGCTTTTTTAAGGATAGCAGGTTTGATTTCCATTTCTTCAGCAATAGCTTTGATAGTATCGCTAAGTCCTGCATTAAGATCTTCCACCTCCTGCATGACTGCCATACCTTCGTTGATAATTTGTGTTAATTTGGCTTTTTGTTCAGCCGAGAACATTCTGGAACTCATTGTAATCTCCTAGTAAAAAATAATATTATAGATGATTTGTTTGAAAAATACAAAGAAACTTTGCTCACTTTAATCCTCGGGGCACGACTCCGTTGGATAGCGCAGCAGCCGCGCACACCGGTCCTAAGGGTGTTCTTATTTTTTAGATTCGCAAGTGCGTGTTCTTTCGATGATTCCGTCAGGACGTTTCTCTTCGCGCCATTCAGAACACGTTTGTATTTCTGTTTTTTCAGGCATAACTTTATCTACAGTCCAGTTAGCTGCCATCCATCCCATAGCACTAAAGAATCCCCATACAAGTATTTCACCTATCATGTTGGCAATCTTTCATTGATAATTCCTATCACATGATCATTGAGAACAATTTCATAATGATTGCAATCGAGTTCGATTAATTCCATAATGTCTTCACGTTTGCGTTGACTTGATATAGTAACTACTCCGTCATTTGGTGCCGGTATCCAGGGTGCAGAACCTTGCGTTGTGACAACATTGGTCCACGGACAATCAATTTGTATAGATCTTGCATGTTTCATAGCCCACGACGTGGGCCCAATATCTTTTAACAATCTGCTATACGGTAAAAAATATTTTGCTACGTCAGCCGATTCAGCACCACCATACGGAGTACTAAGTGTAACTGCTCCAATTACTTGATCGGGAAATTCGTTTGCGAGGTGGAGTGCATATATACCACCTAAACTATGACAAACAAAAAACATGTCTCGTTGAGCACCTAATAGATCTTTCATAATCGCTAAATTTTTCTCAAAACCATTTCTGCTGTCATAATTGACCAGCAGCTCATTGCCTTGAACGTGTTTGCGTATATAATTGAAACTTTCACTGGTAGCACTTGCACCGTGAATATAAACTAGAAGCATAAACTTATTTAAGTGTTGCTCGTAGCATCCAAGAATGTTTTGCGTGTGCATCTTGGCGATCGGCTAGGAAATTTGATAAACCGTGCTCACCTAGTTCTTCTGCTGCTTGAAATACAATTTTAAACATTTCAACCATCTTGTCTGAATCTTCAAGTAATTCCGCAATCATGGCTTCAGCAGGCAATATATTGGTTTCGTCCTCTACCAAACTAAGTATACTAAAACGAGTGAACGAACCTGGGGTGTATGCACCCAATTTACGAATGTTTTCAGCAAATGGATCAATGCTGTCGTATACTTCTTCATAAATTTTACCAAACAATTTATGTAGTTGCGGAAATAAAGGTCCTTCGACATTCCAATGAAAATAGTGTGCTTTCAAATAGAAAGCGAATTCGCTAGCAAAAGCGATTTTAAGTGCTTGTTGTAATGCGTCCATTTTTAACTCCTGATATTGTATTTATTACAGAAAGTGTTATAATATATTATGAGAATTGCTATTACCGGAATGGGCACTGTCAGCTGCTGTGGAAACACAGTGCAAGATCTTTGGAACTCAGTTGTTGCAGGTAAATCCGGACTAGGTCCCTTGACTAGATTTCAACACGAATCTATTCGAACCACAACTGTGGGAGAAGTACGAGATTTTGCGTTAGGTGAACAATTTAACACCAGAGTGCGTACACGCACAGATCGGCACATACAATATGCTCTAGCAGCAACAGATCAGGCCATTGCTCAAAGCGGATTAAATTTTTCTCAAATTGACCCATATAGAATATCTACCGTAGTAGGCACTTGTTCGGGCAGCTATGATTACGTCGCAGATTCCATTGGTCATTTACAACAGAATCAATCAGTT